CCCGCCATGTCACGGTACCGTCGCTGACCTCGTCGCCCTCGGCCAGCTCGATGGCGGCTGTCGGGTACTGGATCAGGCGGACGGTTCCGACGGCGTAGCCCTGCAGCATCTCCTCGTCCTCTTGGCCCATGTGGGCGCAAAAGGTCTGAGCCGGCTCAGAGCCGACGAGCGTGAGCTCGACGGCGCCAGCTTCGACCGAGTAGAAGACATCGGACAGGTCGTCGTCACCGAACATGGTGGGTGCCTCGGCGATCAGGTGGGCTCACTGGCCGGAGCCGGAGCGGGTGCAGGCGGCTCTACCGGCGCGGGTGCCGGTGCCGGGGCTGGCGACGGAGCAGGCGCAGGAGCTGGGGCTTTGTCGGCCTTGGGCTCCTTGTGCGGCTCGATCGCGCCGGCAGCCAGCAACGGTTCGGCGGCTTTGGCGCTGAGTTCCAGCACTTCGCCAGCGAACACGCGCCGCTTCGCGTCGAGCTTGACGCGCATGGTGGTGATGAACTTGGGCATGGTCAGGCCACCGCTGCCTTGAAGATGAAGCCGGCCGAGGCGCCGGCCAGCACCGCCTTGCGGGCATCGGCCACCGGGTTGACCCAGCTGTTGGCGTTGCGGTCGTCGTAGCCCTCTTCGACCACCGGGTAGTCCTGCAGCTGGTAGGTGTAGCCGTAGTTCGGGCTGCCCATTTCGGCCATGCTGGCCGGGGTGGTGTAGGCCAGGATGGCGTCTTTGCCCCACACATCCTGGAACTGGGTGCCGTCGTGATACACCGCTTCGCCTTCGACGATCTGCGGGATCTCGAACAACGCCGAGAGCTGGGCCATGCTGGCCGGCGGACGATCGGCGTTGGTACTCAGCCGGTCGAGGATCTTGGGATGGTTGCGCAGCGCGGTCAGCACCTCGGGGCCCACGGTGAGCACATTCGGGCGCTCGCCGATCTGCTTGCGCACAGCCTCCTTGGCGGCCAGGATGTCCCCGATCGGGTCGCTGGTCGGGTCCGACCACTGACCGGAGCCGCTGAGCGTTTCCTTGTTGTTGGAACCGTACAGCGCATCGTTTCGAGCCAGGTCGGCGGCCTGCTTCTCGCGCTCCAGGGCCATGACGTTCTGCACCTTGCGCACGCTCATGGCGATCAGGTCGATGCCGGGCCCGTTCATGCCTTCCTTCTGAATCTCCCAGGGAGTCAGGGCTTCGAGGCGGTAGTCGGCCAGGCCGTAGTCGGCGCCGGCGTAACCGAACTGCACCCGCTTGGTGTTGCTGCCGGGTGCACGTACGGTGCTGACCAGCTTGAAGTCGTCGGGGCCGAAGGTGATGATCTTGCCGGCACGCAGCGTGACACTGACGATCGGAAACAGGATGTTGGCGATGGCGGCCTTGGGGCTGCGATAGCCGCGGGCCACTTCGGTGAGGATGGGGTCGACGACGCGGGCCTGACCGGGGGTCATTTGGTTCATGTTGGGTTCTCCGTTTCAGTGAAGAGGGTTGGGTCAGGAGGCCGTGACGAGCAGGCCGGACGAGGGCACCAGCAGCACCTCGACCAGCTGGTCGACAGCGGTGGCCGCCTCCATGGAGCGGGCCACGGCGTGCTTGTCGCCGTCGCCGTCGTGGGCGATCAGCTTGCCGTCGGTGCCAACCATCAGGGGCACATCCTTCGAGAAGGTGGCGCCGGCCTGGACGATGGCCGTGCCCTGGACATCGACTGGCACCGGATCACCGACGGCACCGTCGGTGCGGGTGATGCCGAAGGCCAGGCCACCGGCGGCCGGGTAGGCGCCAGCCTGGGTGACTGCGCGGGCGTTCTGCAGCGCAGCGGAAGCGATGACGGTGAGCGTCAGGATCGGGAGGGAGGGGTTCATGTCTTGGACTCCTGGAGGTGAACTGGTTGGTGGTCAGGCAAAGCCCAGCTTCTTCATCGCGGTGATGAAGTCGACGCCGTGCTCGGCGGCGTAGGCCTTGGATTCGGCAGCCTGCTGGGCCTTGGTCTTCGGCATGTCGCTGGGAGCAGCACCGTTCTTGGCGGGTGCCGGCGCGTCGTCGTCGACGAAGGCCTTGCCGCGGGCTGCGACGGCAGCGCGCTCGGCGGCCAGCACAGCCATGGCGGCTTCGGGGCCGGTGGTCTTGCCGTCGGCAGCCAGCTGCTCGATCAGCGCTTCGTGGCCGGGCATGCTTTGCGCGCGCACGGCGGCGACGCGCTCCTGTTCGGCCTTGGCACCGGCGGCGCGGGCTTCGGCCTGGATGTTGGCAAGCAGTTCGGGGTGCTGCTCCGCCAGGGTTTTCATGTCCATGGGGGTTTCCTTTTCGGGGGAGGTTTCGACGGGATCGAGCAGCACCGGCTCGGCGGGGGAACTGCCATCGGCCCGCGCACCGGCGGGCTTTCTGGCTGGGGGCACCAACGCCGCCACCCTGGCCTTGCGGCGGGTGGCGAACTGGGTAGGGTCGGCAGCCATTCGCTCGGCCACCTGGTCGACGGTCATGAAGCCGTCCAGCAGTCCGGCATCGACCGCCTGCTGACCGATGAAGATGCGGCCGTCAGCCATGTGCTGCAGCACTTCCTCGGCGGTCACGCCGCGGTTCTGGGCTACGGCGTCAACGAAGACGCTGTAGATGTGATCGACCATCTGCTGCAGGTAGGCGCTGGCCTCTTCGTCCAGCGGTTTGGCGCTGGTGGCCATGCGCTTGTATCGGCCCGCCGTGATTTCCGTGGTCTGGGCGCCGCTGGCGTTGGGCGTGTAGTTGTGGGTCATCACCACGCCAATCGATCCCACCTGCACCGTGGTACCGCTGCCGAACACGGCATTGGCCGCGCTGCCCAGCCAGTAGGCGCCCGAGGCCATGACGCCATCGGTGACGGTGACGATGGGCTTGATGGCGGCCAGCTCGCGGATGGTGTCGGACAGCTCGGGCACGCCCAGGGCACTGCCACCACCGCTGTCGACCTGCAGGATGAGGCTGCGCACGCGGGGGTCGGCGATCGCGCTTTCGACCTGCTTGCTCAGCAGCTGCGTGCTGGCCCCGCCGCTCACGCGCATGAACAGGTTGGCCTTGGGCGCCAGTACGCCTTCGATGGAGAGCACCGCCACACCGCCTTCGCGGATGCGGTACTCCTGCTGCTCGCTGGCCAGAGGCCGACCCAGGCGGGCTTCGATTGCAGGGATGTCGATCTTCTCGCCACGCAGGTGGGTGTCGTAGATCGACTGGATTTCGAGCAGTCGCTCGGGCTGGATGGCCCAGGCGCTGCGCAGCAGGTCAAGCAGCGTCATCGTTGTCCTCGGGTTCGGGTTGATTGCCACGGGTGGGCTGCGTCTGAGGTGCAGCGGCGCCCGCCTTGGGCACCGGCAGCAGTCCGGCCTTGGCCAGCCGCTGGTGTTCGGCCCACTTCTGGTCGAAAGTGGCGTTCCAGTCGGTGCCGCCCAGCTCCCACTCGGCACGCTCGCGCGTCATCAGGCGGGCGTCGATGGCGGCCGTGTAGGCCGCGACCTCGTCCTTGGGGTTGATCGAGCCCATGCTGTCACCCGGCCAGGCCGCGCGCGTGTAGGCCCAGCGCATCAACGGGTCGCTGAAAAAGCCGGGCGCCTTGACACGACCGAGGAACACGGCTTCGGCCAGCCAGGTCTCGATGATCGGTTGGCAGAACGAGAGGGCCGCCCAGGTTCGCTCGCAGCGGAAGTGGATCCAGGCGTCCAACAAAGCGGCCTTGCTCGCGCTGTAGCTGGCGTTGAACTGCTTGAGCAACACTTCGCGCGGGATGCTCAGGCCCATGCCGATCAGGCCGAGAAGGCCGTGGATGAACTCCACCGCGTTGACGTTCGGTCGCTTGGGGTCGGCGAACTTGGCTGTCTCGCCTTTGGCCAGGCCCACCACAGCGGCCGGGCCCATGGCAATCTCATCGGCAGGCTGTGGACCAGGCCCGGTCGCTGTGCTGTTCTGATTACCCCAGACCGGCGCCACATTGCCGGTCTCGGTCTCGATGATCATGGTGAAGAAGCTGTTGATCACAGCGGCTTCGATCTCGGCGTCGGTGAAGCGACCGATCTGCTTGATGAGATCGACCACCGGCGCAAGGTAGGGAACACCCCGAGGCTGGCCTGGGCGCAGCTTCTTGTAGTGGTGCAGCAGGCGAAGTCGACCGGTGGGCCCCTGGAAGTTGACCCACTCGCCGGCATAGATGCTGCTGCCCTTGGGCGCCATGCCGCTGCCAGGGTGGCGGTCGTAGATGTGGGCAGCCAGCGGGCGACCACCAGGCCCGAACCTGATGCCACCGGCAATCTCTTCGGTGTCCATCTGACCCAGCGGGTTGCCAATGCGGTCAGCCTCGATCAGCTGGAAGCGCAGACCATAGGGGCGCATGCGCGTGCGCTCGGCCATGGGCAGCATGGTGAACATGTCGCCGCTGCTCTTGGCGCCCCGAACCACAGAAGCCTGGGCCTGGTAGAAGGTCTCTTCGCCGGCGAAGTCACAGGCCTGGGCGTCGTCAGCCCACAGGCTGTACTCGGCCTGGACGGTGGCCTTCCATGCCTCGGCCTGGTCGGCAGACCACCCAAGCACCTGCCTGGCCGGGCTGGCAACAAAGGCCAGACCCGTGCCGATGATGCGGTCAACGCTGGTGTTGATGGCACCGGCGGCGATGGGGTTGGTGCTGATCAGCTCGCGCGAGGCAGCGCGCTGGGTGCCCAACTTGGGCAGGGTGTCGCGCGCAGCGCTGCGGGCAAACGGATTCCACCAGCGACCGCCTGCTCCGCTGCTGCTCGTGCTGCCTCCAGGTCCGGGCGCGCTGGCTTCGATGGCGTTGACCTGGGCGCGGGCCTTGAGGCGGCCTGCCACGCGCTCTGGGTCAAACGGCAGCAGGGCCTTGTCGATGAGATTCATCATCGGTCAGTCCTCAGCCCATGGGCCGCAGGTAGCGGATACGACGGGCACCGCGGGCCGCCGGGTTGTCCGGGTGCTTGTCGATGTCCAGCTCCAGCGCCTTGATCTGAGCCTGCACATCAGCCAGCTCGGCCCGGCGGTTGCGGCGTGCGGCACCACCTTGGCCGACTGTGTACTCCTGGCTCCGCAGAATGCGAGTTTCGGCTGCGCGGTACTCTGCGAGACGCGTCTGGAGGTCGGCAAGGGAAGGCATGCGAGAGGGTCAGCGTGGACGGCTGAGGATGGCTTGGGCGGCCCGGTTGAACTCCACCGGGAAGGTCTCGACGGTGAAGCGCTCGGCCACGCCAACGAAATCAAGCCGCTGGCGATAGACCGGCTGGGTCCTGGTGAAGATCAGGACAGGCTTGATGGCACGACCCTCGCGCCGG